GCGATCGATATAAACATGCAAAACCAGAGATGACTGGTGCATATTTTCTGAGTGGTGGTCATGGACCTAAGGATGACAATCAAATGCCGCAGTTTGTAGAAATCGTACCTGCATATGGCTGTGGATGGTCAATGATCTATGAGGACACTGGACGAACAATTAGCTATGAGGGATCGTGAAATGAGTGATACGATGTATAAATGCGATAACTGGGTGATCGTAAAGTCTCCATCTGAAACTGATCCACACTATCGTGTTCTCGTGGGAACCAGTGGTGGATATTTAGATGGTGACTCCTGGCGTATGAATAGTGGTATTGTTAAAGTACATGAAAGCGGAGATTTCTTTTATTTCTACGGTTCATCTGGTTCTTGCTATCAGTGCCATAAAGATTCGAATACAGTGCGTATGAACATTGCGGGCACTCTGGAACGACTAAAAGATCTTGGCTGGGAATTGATGCCAGAGGATATGGATTTGATGACAACTGATTGGATTATCAAATGAAGTTTAGTAGATGGAATGAACACGGTACTAAAGTTGAGGTGGAGGTCCACGATGATTCTAATCTTGATGAAGTGCTAGAAGAGTTTCAAAACTTCCTTCGTGCGTGTGGTTACGTGATTGAATATAATAAAGTTCTTGATATAGTGGATATGGATGAATGACTAAATCTGAAAAATATGACACACTTGTGAAACAGCTCTTTGACATTCTTGATACAGTTGAAGAGAATGCGGAGGGCAAAGAGTTTCGGCCCACTGTCATTAGGTCATGTCGAACTCAACATACTATGCAACTTGAAAGCATCTTAGCTGAATTGAAGGAACTTTGTAATGAAAAAACTTCAAATAAAATGAAATTAACTGTTGACAAAGCAGTTTAACTATGTTATATTGTTTATATAAGGTAAAACAAAGGAAACCAAAACAATGAAATTCACATCTAAAAACCGCACTTCAACAGCATACCGTTTCACAGTAAAAATGGTTAATGGCAAAATACATCCTGACGATGCTGAAGCTGTGAACAACATTCGTGATCTTATTAAAAACTCTAATAGTGAGATCCGTCGTTATGGCTGGAATTTTGTAAAACCTCAATATGTAAAACTTCAAGGTCGTGGCCCTCGTGCTGAAATTTCTCGTCGTGATTATGGATATTCACGGGCTTACGATCAAGGATTGCCTTTGAGCTTAGCAACATCTGCTGATGTATACGTATACGATCGCTAAATAATAATTGACAAACCATCTAAACTGTGATAGGAATAGTACCATGGATATGGAAAAACTACAAACACTTGATAAATTACCTTTAACTGAGGCTCAAGAAACTGCTACAAGCTTAATAGATCGTCGGAAGACACGAAAAGTTGTGGCTATGGGCTTGGAACGAGATATTCAAAAGGCCCGTTCATCGGCTGAAGTTTCTCGTATTATGTGGCAGGTTTATTTGTCAGGTAATGGTCTTGGAACTGTCGGTTCCCAATGGAAATCTTTTTATAAAGGTGTTTAATGTTTAAGCTACCCGAACCAATCATCGTCACACTAGACAACAATCAAGTAAGCCATATTAATACTATGGCTCAAGAAATCTTTGAAGATCCTTATCGACGTAGGGGTCGATCTCTTGAAGCTGTGTATTCTCATTGCTGGGCTGGTGTTCCACTCGAGTTTGCTCTTCAAGCACAGGGTGCTACTATGAACCCTAGCCAATTTGATTATTCAAATCCAGACTCTCATAACTGGGATGTTGAATGGAACGGGCTTAAGGCTGAAGTTAAAAACTCCCAAGATCCTGGTAAATTACCAGATAAATATGAAAAGAAATGGTTGACCATATCAAACTATATGGCAAATAAAATTGTAAGAAACCGTCGTTTATACCCAAATTGTGTTGACATAATCATATTTGGATGTTATAATAAACTATCTGAAAATACTTTTGACGTTCGTTGGCGGGCTGTTGTACCCTTTGATACCATTCGCCAAAACCTTCGTAAGTGTCAAGAAAAATATGATAACAATTGGACAATTGACCACGATGGTGTACGACGTATTAAATATTTTTACAGTATTAAAACTGAACCGCGTGCGGTATATAACTATGATGTATAAATGGAGTAAACATGAAGTTTGATAATGGCAAACCACCAATCAACCTAGTTCCACCTGAGGCTATCATTGCAGCTGCTCAGGTTTTTGGCTTTGGTGCTCAAAAATACGGTGAAAACAATTGGCGTCAAGATCTGGATAAGTTTCCTTATTCTCGTCATTACGCTTCTATTATGCGACATCTTTTAGCTTTTCATTCAGGTGAAGATCTTGATCCTGAATCTGGCTTGCCTCATACTCATCATGCGCTAACTCAAATGATTATTTTGGTTATGTGTGAAATGCAAGGTAACCAAGATTTGATTGATGATCGCTTTAAACAGGGAGACGATAATGAATAATATCGAAGGCATTCGTAATTATTTTATTGATGAGCTTAAAGCTGAACGCTTTACCATTGATAAAACTGGTGCTAAAACTATTGAAATCCTAGGTGCATCCTTTATTGCTGATGAACCTGCAATCTTTGGTACTCCTGTACAATCATATATTGAAGCTGAACTTGCTTGGTATAAAAGCGGTTCAACAAATATTAATGATATTCATGGCGCTGATAAAGCTCCACCCGCTGCTTGGCAATATGCTGCTGATCCTAACGGTGAAATCAATTCAAACTATGGCCATTTAGTATATTCACCAGTATACCATAATCAATATCGAAACGCATTTACTGAACTATGGAAAAATCCTGATAGCCGTCGTGCTCAAATGGTTTACAATCGTCCATCTATCTGGGTTGAATTCGATGAAAACGGCAAGTCAGATTTCATTTGTACTAATGCTCAAACCTTTTATATTCGTGATGGTCAATTGCATATGCTATCGCAAATGCGTTCCAATGATGTAGTCTTTGGTTATAAGAATGATTACGCATGGGCACAACATCTAATGGATAAGTTTGTAACTGAATGGAATCTTGAAGCCGATAGGTTTAATGTTTCAACCACTAGCGCTGATCCAATTAGTCATATCACTAAAGGTAATCTTACATGGCAGGTAATGAATCTCCATGTATACGAACGCCATTTCAATTTGGTGACAGCATGAGATTTATCGCAGCATTAGATCAAAGTGGTGGTTCAACGCCTGGTACATTAGAAAGATATGGCGTTCAATATACTGAAGATAATATGATGGATAAAATCCATGATATGCGTCTCAGAATTGTAAACTCACCAGCATTTGATGATAGTAATATATCAGCAGCAATTTTATTTAAAGACTCAGTTACTCGTGGAATGGTTAATATCCTTGATGAAAAGGGTATTGATGCGTTCCTAAAGATCGACGAAGGACTTGATACAGACGGCACAATGAAACCGTTTGATGTACATGCTATATGCGAATGGGCTACAAACGGTATTGGTCCTAAAATCTATGGTACTAAAATGCGTAGCGTTGTTAAGAATATTGATATGATTAAACCGGTTCTTAAACAACAGTTTTCAATAGCAAAAACAGTAAGCGAATATGGGCTCGTTCCTATTATCGAACCCGAAGTTGAAATCAATAATCCTGATAAAGAAGCAATTGAGCAAGAACTATATTATCAATTGGATTGGCAAAGACTGAATTTTCCTGTTATATTTAAACTAACACCACCAGCAGTACCAAACCTATATCATAACTTAACAGTACACCATAATGTAGAACAGGTTGTGTTTTTAAGTGGTGGATATACTATAGCAGGAGCATGTAGTAAACTAAGGCTAAATAATAATGTAGTTGCTAGTTTTAGTAGAGCATTATCTGAAGGCTTAAAATATGAGTTGACAGATAAAGAGTTTAATGATATATTAAGTAATAATATAGAAAGGATTGCAGAAGCAAGCGATGGATGAACCAACTGGTAAGCTTATTCGAATTACGGACATAATTGAAACAAAAATTCGTAAAGAAAAAGAGTTAGAGTTCTATGAAAAAGAACTTAAAAAACTCCAGCAAAAGATGTTTTTTATACAAAAAGACATTGACATTACTAATATCATTATCAATATAATTGAGAACGAAAAGGTAATGGATATAAAAGAAAACATGGAAGCCAGAATGCTTGGCGATGATAGTGAAAAACATTAGTATCTAAAATGGCTAAATAGTCCATAGCAAGATACAATGAGGAGATTATATTATGAAAATTGCTTTTATTTTTGGTAAAGGTATTGAAGGTTGTGGTGTAACCAAAGGTGCAAACATCTTTGAAGATTGGTTAGTATCTCAAGGCCATGAAACTATGGTTATTGATTTTGATAATAAACAAAGCTTTGCCCGAGCTCAAAACGTAGATTGGCATGGAAACGTTTTACGCGTAGAGTCTAATCAAGAAATAGAAGATGTACCAAGTATAGTAGATGCTGTTAATACATGTGACATTGCTATTGTACACTCTTTTCCTACCCGTAAAAATGGAAAGTACATTGATAGATTTCGTCAGTTTGTAGAAGCTATTAATGATCCAATCATTGTTGTGCATGATCATGCTATTACTAAAAATACTATTAATCGTCAGACTGGTGCTGGCGAGTTGTTTGCGTTGGCAGACATTGGTATTACACAATCATTTGAAGGATATTCACAAGAGTGTTATTTAGCACTTGATCCTGGCCTTGAAGGTAGACTACTTGAAAATCCTATTTGGGTTCGTACTGAAGATTACGACCAATATCGCGTTGACTATGAAGATAGAAAAAAGCACTTCATGTATATGGGGCGCATGTCAACGCTAAAAGATCCTGGAATGATTTGTCGTATTGAACCATATTTGAAAAATGAATGGGATCTGACTTTGATGGGTTGTGAACGTTCTATTTCATCTATTGGCGATCCTGACTCTAAGACGCTTGCAACTGATCCAGCACCATACCACAAATCTTATCAACCAAAGATTAAATTTATTGGCACAAATTCAGCCGGTGAACATTATCTACCAGCTAAAGAAAAAGAAAAAACTGGTACTACAATTACAGCTTATGATGGATATAAGTATGATTTTGGTATGGGTCAGCTTGGTTCCTCTATGGCTGCTTGGTGCGGATATCGTCTTGGTGATCCAAAGGAATATGGTTATCGTATGGAATATACAGTAATTGAATCATTCCTATTATCCTTGCCTGTTATTAGTAGACACTTTGCTGAAAACGCAGTATCGCCTGAAGGTAAAAAGTGGGGTGAATATTATGGTCCACTTATCTCAGAAGCTACCAAGGAAGAAGAGCTAGCAGCTGAATTAAAACGTATTGCTGATAATCCTGAAGAATGGAAAGCCCGTACCAAAGCATGCCGTGAAATTGCTTATAAGTT